TAATTTATTAGTAAGTTCTTGAATTGTCATTCCTAATTCTGACGCTAAGAAAAACATAAAAAACCAATCGTTTCTAGCTTTTTAAATCTGCCTTCGCTTCCTCCAATTTATATTCAGAACCAGAGTTCAACATTGCAAGTTGAATATCCTGCAAAGTGGCTGCATTTACTTCTCTTCTTAATGATGCTTTGTGACCATCTTGAAATAACCTTTTACCATCTTTATCTAACGCTTTTGTAATCATAAGATTCAAAGCAAAATCATCATTAGTTCCTGAATCTCCAGACTTTGCAACAATCGCTTCTCTTTCTGCAATAGTTAATGGATTCCAGTAAATTTCTAAAATTGTTTCTTCTCCTTCTTTTAGTTCGTACAAATATTTCTGGCTTACACCAAATTTGTTCTTGAGCAGTTCAATCGCTTCCATAAATTTATTAGATTGCTATTCTATTATACTAAGCGTTTGCCGAAAATTGACAAGATATTATTCCAATGAAATGACTTCTATCCTCTATTTCCAATGGAGTTACACCATTAATATCTAATACTCTAGGTTTACAACTAAAAGTATCGGTGTAATCAGAAGCATTAACAGAAGTCAATCCATCAATAACAGCTTCTCCTATCGCAGATAAAACAGAAGTACCTTTTCCTTTTGGGACGTAAATATTACATTGAATAGTACCAGCATAATAATCCGAAGCTGCTCCCTGATTTTGTAATGTTGATTGTGTAAAGTTTACACTCATCAAGATATACTTTTTACTTTTTCCTGGAGTTGTAAAATGAACATTGTCATAAACCATCTCAACAGTATTATCTGCTGCTGCAACTGCATCTGTAACTGCTTTTTCAAATGCTGCTCTTGTGTTTACTAAAGTCATGCTTCAAATCCTGTATATGTAGTACCTGCTGATTTCTCAGATGTAGCTCCTCCTATAAATATCTTACCTTTATCTGACATATTTTCTTTTATTAAGCGACCTAATTGACCTTGAACAAATCTTTGAATTTCTCCACTCTCTAAAACATATTGAGAATATTCTGCTTTATTACCAATCCAAACCGCTTTTCTATAATTAAATATTCTTTTACCTGAACCTACAGGAAATCTTGGTTCAACAACTGGTCTTGGAGGTCTAATCTTTTGACCTTTAGAAAAGGCTTGCCATACTATTTTTCTTTGAGTTGCCCAGGGTTCATAATTTTCTACTTTATGATTAGCTGTTACTGGACTATTTTGTGCTTTCCAGCTAGAAGCAAAAAATCCTGTGAATACAGGCATTGTTGTTGGCTGAGTTTGATTTCGATTAGATAATTCAAAATGAACATCTTTTATGAGATTATTAAAATCTCTACTAATTTTTCTATCTAAATCTTTGGGTAAATCTTTTAAAAACCTAACTGCCATTAGAACCGTACCAAAATAATGAAGAGATACACTTGTCCGCCTCTTTTTGTATCAATATCAACTATCTGTGCAACTCTATTTGAACCAGCAAAACTTAATGTAATCTCATCATCTAAATCTGCCTGATTATCTCCTATCTGATCTGGTGTTATATATAACCTTGCCTGTCTCATCTCTTGACCAGTTTCTTCTTCTGACCTGATAAAAGATATTGGAACTTTAATGCTATAGCTAGTATCAGTTGTAGTCAAAGCTCCTGTTGAAGTGTTGTAAGAAGGAGATGCTTTCTTCGTATAAGTAATACTGTAATCTTGCGATGCACCTAACTGAGACACAACACTTTTAGCAGCGTTTTTAAATAGTGAATCTAACTGCCCTGCCATTATCCTCTAACCACTCTAAGTTGAAAACTGCCAGCACCACCAAGCATATATGCTCCAAGATAACTTTGTAGCCACGGGTAAACATCAAGAATATTATTTATAGATCCTGTTCCCTGACTATCAGTATTATATTTAACCTGCAAATCCCCTAGTTGTACTTCAGAAAAATTACCATCTTTACCAGTAGTTCCTGTAATAGCATCAGTATCATTTGCCAAGGCTCTAGCTAATTCATATTGTGCGTATTTAATATTATTCGGAATAGTTGTACAAGCTAATTCAACACCATCTACCTGATAATTAGTTCTCGGAAACTTTAGTGCCTGACTTTCATCACATCTATCTCCATAAAAAACTAAAGTATCAATCCATCTTGTAGCTGATATTAATGCTCTTTTCTTTTGGTCATCTGTTTTGTTAGTCCAAGTCGAAGAGTCTGGGGAGGTATCGAAGTAATCATTAGACTCAGATAAAGTGACATAACTATTAGCTGTTTCACTTTTTATAGTTGCATTTATGGTAGCTGCCACGATTGATAAAGTA